CAAGCGTCGTTCGCGACATCGCCGGGCCGCACCCGGAGCTGCTCGCGCAGATCGTCGAGCGTGACCAGGTTGCGCTCGAGCGCCGGCGTCACGACGGCGGTATAGAGCGGCCTCATTCGGCCGCCTCGATGTGGTACTGCGCGAAGAGCGCGCTGAGATCGAGCGCCGGCCCGATGCTCCCGTCGCTCATCACCGGAACGGCGCGGTAATCGCGCACGTGCCACTCGGCAATAGCCGCCGCCGGCATGCCGCGCTCCCCGCGCGGGCCTAGCTCGCCCCGCTTGCCGCGCTCGCCTGCCTTTGCCGCCAATGCCCAGCCATCGCCCGGCAGCGGCCCCGGCGCATCGCACTTCGCGCGCCATTCGGCGCCGTGCAGGCTCACCACATCGTACTTGCGGTATTGGCGCTCCGGGTCGAACAGTCCGCACACCTCGCCGACGTAGGGCACCTCCCCAGGCGCACCGGGCGGCCCGGCAACGCCCTGTTCGCCCGGCGGCCCCGCTACCGTCTCGCCAGGTTCCCCACGCTCTCCACGCTCGCCCTGAGGCCCCGGCGGCCCGTCCTTAATCCCCGCCAACCTCTCCGCAACGGCACGCTCGACGCGCAGCTCGAACTCGGCCTCCTGCGCGCGCAGCCGCTCGGCCTCTAGCGCAAAGCGCAGCATCAGGTCGCGCTCGATGCGGGCGGCGATGGCGCCCAACTCACCACCGAGCGAGGCTGCCAGTTCGTCAAACGCCGGCATAGCTCTTCCGCATTGCCGCTACTCCGACCGCCTTGGCCGCCTCTACGTCCTGCGTCTCGTTGGTGTTGGCGGCCGGCGCATCCGGTCCTGGCGGTGCGGCCGGCGCATTCGGTCGCGGCGAGGACGGCGGCGGTTGCGACCACGCTTCCAAAGGCACCACCTGTTGCTGAACCCTCGGCGAGTCGCCGTCCTCTACCGCCGGCAGGTCTTCCAGCGCCCTTGCTTCGTTCGGGCTGTAAATCCCGCCCTGCACCGCCTGCGCGAGCGCCGCGACACGGTCCTTTTGGTTGGAGCGCAGCAGCACCGCGGTATCAAATTCCAAATACTCGGTCGGGTATCCCGGCAGCCCGAAAAACCGCCCGATGCCGTCCTCGACGTGGTTGAGCGAGAACCCCAACGCACCCGATACCCAGAAGCGCATTTGATCTTCACCGCCCGCCTGCATCTGCGCGCCCCACAGCGACAAGAGCGGCAGCGGGATGCGATATGCGGTGGCGATCCGCCCGTCCGCGATCTGCAGCAACTCGGCGAGCTGGGCGTCCCGCGAGGTGCTCGACACTTGCTGCCACTTCAGCCCGGACGACAGGATCGGCGTGCCCCCGGCATTGGCGCCGGTGGTCCGGTCGAGCCACGCCTGGCGGATCTCCGCCGTCTGCCAGCTTTCGAGCTGCTGGTCGGTGGTCAGGACGCCGCTCGGCTTGGCGGCGTTTTGCGCAAAGTCGAGCGCCTGCCGAACCATGCTATTGCTCGCCGCGATATCGAGCATCGCGTTGGTCAGGGGCGGCACGCCCTTTAGCGGATCGCCGTCGCGCGCATCGAGCTTGATGTGCAGCACGTCGCGCGCCGGCACGGCTTTGGCCGCTTCCTTGGTCAAGAGCCGCTCGACCACCGGGTTGCCCGCGATCGAATAGAAGACCTCCCCATTGCCGGCGATCCAGGCACCGCAAGAGGAACTGCTCATTAGGTGCAGTGCGTCCACCTCGTAGCGGTTGTTTCGCGTCGCGTAGGCATAGGCATTGCCATCGCTGTAGAGCGCGCCGACCAAATTCAGGACGAAATCGCTGCCGCTCTGGTAAGCGTTCGGCTTGGCCATTACCCGCGACAGGGCTGAGTTCGTCACCCGCTCGCGCCCGCCGTCGCCGGTCGAGCGCCAGTGGGTCGGCGGGCACATGGCCGCGGTCTGGCTGTAGGCGGCGATGCACGCATGCACCAACGCCCCGCCGCCGACCCGGATCGGGTCATAACCCAACTGCCAGAAATTCGCAGGCCACGAGGGCGGGATATACCCCCCCGTCGCCAGCGTGACCGGCGCGGCCTTGGCGCGCGGGCGCAGGATGCGTTGCAGCACCCCGCCCCAGGCAGGCGCCATCAGGGCCACCTGAACGGCGTGTCGACCGGCTTCCACAGTCCGGTCCTGGCATGGAGTTCCCGCCGCCGCTCCTCCCGATGCAGGCGAGCCCTTTCAGCTTTTCTGGCGTCGGCCCGGAGAAGCAACAAGCCGACCAAGCCAACGGGACTGCCAACAATCAGGAAAAGGCTGATGAACGCGGCGGCGATCCGCATCATCCGGCCGCCATGCGCGAGGCTAGCGCTTATCGCTGTCCGGCGGCCTCGGCACGGTTCGCTCTGCCGGCCGCTGTTCCGGTTGCGGCCGGTGTGCCGCGGGTACGGTCGGTGCCTGCGCCCTCGCGTCTCTCCGCTCAATCGGCTCCATCCTGCCTTCGCCGGATACGAGGTATTCCTGCTGTGCGGCGACGGTCGGCATCTCCGGCGCGGCCCCCGGACTCTTCTCGTCCGGGTGCAACAGGCCGAGCTTTGTCAGGTCGATCTCCTCCTGGGTCGGCGTCGGCACCGCGCTTTCCGTGACCTTCAGCGTCAGGTTCGTCAGTGCCGCCCGCCGCTCCTTCTGCTGGTCGTATTCCGACCTCGCGGCCTGCTGCTGTTCCGTCAGGTTGGTCTGCACCGTTGTCTGCATCCGTGTCCTCCTTTGTGACGATGCGCCGGGCGAGACGTCTGCCTGGCGTCCGCCATCCGTATCTGCGGGATGTCACGTCACCAGGTCACGCCCGTGACCCATGCAACTGAGCCTGTCCTTAACAAGGCCCAGTTCATCGGCAGGATCATGCGGAGCGCCAGGGAGTCGGTTTGAAAAAGTGAGCGACTCGGACTGGCTACTACGCCCGAGCCCTGAGCCCCTGTTACCAATTGTAGTGGGCTAGTATCCTCATAATGTAACGTAGCTTGATCCGAGACATCGAACCTGGGGCTATCGCCCTGCACCACCATCAGATCATCGGCATTGATCAGGATCACCATTCCGGCCGGCACCGTCGACGACACAACGACCGGGTAGGACAGCAGCCGGTTATTGTTGACCTCCGTCTGAAACGGGAAATCGCCGCCGGCATTCTGTGTAAGCGATATCGCGATTTGCTGCACCGGGTTCATGATCCACACCGGCGAGCGCAGCGCATTGACGCCGGCGAGCGCGCCGACCAGTGCCTTGACGTCGGCGACCAGCGCAGCAAACCCGCCGCCCGCGGTCGGTGTCAGACCGGCGACGCCTGCCCTGATCCCGGCCGGGCGGATCGAAGTCGCCGCCACGTTGTCGATAAACACCGTATCGACCGCGATCCCGGTGTCGTCGACGATGAGATGGCGCAGGATCATCTCGATTTCCGGCGTCGAATGCTCGGCGATCTCGCGCGTATAGGACGTGATGACCGCGAGCTTCTTGAGCCCGATCGCCACCGTGGTGAACGCCGCCTGCTTGACGGGAATTGGGCTGCCCTCGAGCACGAACGATCCCGCCACCGTCGGCGTCGTTGCCCGCGTCGGCATGCTGATCTGGCCGTAGCGCCCGAGCGTTATCTGCATCCCGCGCGAGGCGACCGGCTGAAACACGCTCCCGGCCATGATCTGGTTGACGAACTCGCCCTGCCCGGTCACCGCCAGTTCGGCCGCCCAGCCCGCCGTCGTGGTCGTGGCCGGCGCCGTTGCGGCGCGCGTGATCCACTCGTGCACGCCGCGCGTTGCCTCGAAATCGCCGTGCGAGCCGTAGTGCTCCTCGAGGATCGCCTCGGCCGGCCGTTTGGTCACGAATGCCAGGGTCTTGGCCAGGAAATGCCGCACCACGTAGTCGCCCGGCTCGGCCGCCTTGCGCTTCGGTTGCGCCCAGGCTTTCGGCGCCGATGCCGGCAAGCGCTCCGCCGGCGGGTAGACCGTGATCCGCTCCTTCGGCACGGTGATCGGCGCGTTCTCGCCGAGTGCCTTCTCGGCCTCGGTCCAGGCGAAGATCTTGCCCTTGACCTCGCCGATGCGCGCCGTCAGGTCGGTGACCCGCGCCACGTCCTCGGCGTCCGGCAGGCTCGCCAACTGGTCCTGCAGCGTCACGACTTCCTTTTGCGCGCTCTCGATGCGCTCGCTGTAAAGCATCTTTCGGTTTCCTGATTTGGCATTGTCGTCCCTGGCGTGCGCGCCGGTTGAACCGCTGATGCGTGACCGATCCTCATCAAAGGCGTGCTCGCCGAAGATCAGACTCCGCGTCTCGCGGGAGAGGCCGAGCGCCTTGGCCGTCGCCAGTGCGTTCGGGTTGGCTGGAACCGACACCAAGCTGCACTCGACCAGCTCGGCCTCGGTGAAACGAATGCCGCCGGACTTGCCGAGCGGCTCGAAACTGTCTGAATGAAAACCGACACTGACGGCACGCAGCACGCCGGCCTCGACCGCCTGATGCAGTTCCTTCAGCCGGTACGAGACTGGCTCCATCAACTCGAGCCGTCCGGTCAGCCGCCCCTTCGTCACCGCGACGTCGCGCCAAGTGCCGATCGGGAAGTCAGGATTATGGTTGAACAGCGCGACCGGGTTGCGGTGGAAACGGTCCAGCCGCCAACCGTCCGGCTCGATCACGTCGCCCATGCGGTCGACCGAGCCGTCGCTCATGACAAACTCGCGCGGGTCGGCAGCCGGGGGCGGCGCCGCAACTTCGCGTTTGCGGATCAGGTCCATGCCGTTGAGTCCAATGAAAAAGGCGCCCGAAGGCGCCTTGGGGATCATCGGTCGAAGCAGGGCTTCGACCGGGGCCGGTCGCGGCTACGCGACCATCGTCCGGTGGTCGAACATCGGCGCAGTCGTTGCGGTAGCGCCCTTGGCACTCATGGCCAGTGCCACCATACCGTCGATGCGGCCGGAGCTTTTCGCTTTCTCCAACTTCCTGTTGCCCGCCGGGTCGGTCACGACGGTGGCATTGGATGCGCACATCGTTAAGACCGGGTGCATGCCGTGGCGCAGCCTCTCCTGCAATGCCAGCGTCTCGAGCGCATCGAGCGCGCCCGCCATGTCGCGGTAACCCTGGCCGCACTCCTCGAGCGGCAACTGATTGACCCCATGCGCCTGCAGCGCCATGCGCAGTTCCTCGATGCGCCAGCGGTCGAACAGGATGGTGCGGAACCGCACCTGATTGCGCAGCGTCGCCAGCCGTGCCGCCAAATAGCCGTAATCGATGCTGACACCCGGCACCGCCGTCAGGTAGCCCTGTTGCACCCACAAATCATATGGCGCGCGGTCGCGTTGCGCGCGCTCGTGCAGCGTGTCGGCCGGCGTCCAGAAGTGGCACCACACGTTCCAATAGCCCTTCGGCTTCTCGGCGAGCAGCACCAGCGCGGTGAGATCCTGCCGCGCCGACAGGTCGAGGCCGCCATACACCGGCCCGGCGGCGAACGCCTCCATATCCGGCTCGGCCCCGTTGGCGATCCAGACGCCGTGGCTAAACAGCGCCGCCTCGGCTGAGACCCGCTGGTTGAGGTGCAGGTTGCGGAACGACGCCTCGAAGCTCGGCATCCGCATCGCCTTCTCGGCGAGACCCTGAATTTCGACGAAATTCAGAAAATCCCCGAGCGCCGGGTTGGCTTGCCGCCAAGTGGCGGG